TAGGCCCAGGCATCCCGCTCATCCTTGCGCAGAACGAGGCCTTACGGCCTGCGTCTGCCTTGGTCTTGGGACTTGGAGCTGGAGGCTTGAGCTTGGAGCCTGTGGCTGCGTTGTATTTGGCGCGACCCTTGGCTGTGAGCCCTGCCCCTTTGGAGGCTGGGAGCTTTTCGCCGCGCCCTACGGAGAGTGATACTGATTTAGGCATCTTGAGGAGGAGGAGTGAAACTGCCGTCTTCGTTGCGTGTCCAGCCTTCAAATGCTTGCCCAGCATACTGCAACTGGTAAAGCGTTGTTCCTTCTGGCGGTGTATACGGCGTTACACCATCCCATGCTATCACCATCTGCACGATAGCCGTGCTGTTTGATACTATGGCCCAGTTGTTTGTCATATTAGAAATACGTTACGATTTCGACTGCAGCGGAACCGCCGCGCCCACCTGCTCCTCCAACAAACGCATATGCAAGCGACTGATTTGATACTGTTGCAAGCGCATTTTGATCCAGCGTTATTTCGTTCGTTCCGCTATTTATGGATACGATTTTTGCGTATGAAAGCCTAGCCTTTGCAGAGCCGACCGTAGGAAAAACCAGCGTGTTTGTTGGGCAAGTGTAATAGAATGGCTTGTTTGAAACAGTTGCAGTTGCTGCCGATGCTAATGTAACACTAGTTGATCCAGCGGTTGCGGATCCTGACACAACCGCTCCTGCTGCCCCAACTCCATCTCCTAGGAACATAACAGATGTTACGTCAACGGGAAATGCCGCCGAGGCTGTTGCTGTTGTCGAGCCGGAAGTTGTTGACCATGTCCCAGAGCCAACGATTGAAACTGCCATTCCAACGTAAAGTGGCGTTACGTCAGATACAGTTACAACTGGAGATCCAGATGTTGTGTTTGCCCCGCTAAGGAACCCAACGCAGTTCATTACGGTAAGCGTTTGATTGCTTACTGTTGACGATGCGTTCGTTGATAACGTGAATGCCGTTGCTGAAGACACTCCTTCAACGTGCCTGTATCCAGAGTCTGAAGTGCTTGGTGTAATCCCAGTGCTCGCCCACAACGCCTGTCCCCATGTTAGCCCAAGCGTTGATGAAACTGTTGCTGCTTTGGAGTTTACTGTTGTTGAAAGACCAGCCATCGTGCCTATCCCAGCAACTACCAGTTTTCCACCTGTCTCGTTGCCTGTAGCCGCTGCGCTGATTGTAAACTGCGTCTCGCTAACTAGGGATGCGACTGTTGTTCCTGCTGGGATGTTGGCGTTGTTGAAAATGGTCAATCCGACAATGACGCCTCTTGTTGAAGTGCAGTTAACCGTGGTGCTGCCCGACGTGAGATTGATCCCTGTTACTAGAATTGGCGTGCCTGCCCTTGCAATGCCTCCTCCTCCCCCGCCTCCTCCGTATCCGCAAGTTGCAAGTGCTGTCTGGTTTGTTGCCGTTCCTGTTGCGCTTGCCGTCAGTAGGAATGTAGTTGCGTTTACAATTGAAGCAACTGTGTTTAGCGCAGCGCTTGAAGCTGGGCTTGAAATGGTCGGGCAATTTGCAATCCCCATCCCAACAACTAATCCTGCCGTTGATGTGCAAGTTACAGTTGTCTGTCCGTTTGTTGTTGAAACCCCAGTAAGATTAACTGGTGGATACCAGCTCCCACCATCGCCTCCGCTCCCGCTTAATCCCGTTGAAGTAAGTGCCGTAATTCCTCCTGCACCTCCAGAGGAGTTTCTGTCGCCAAACGAGCCCGTTCCGGCCATACACGCAGCTTCGGGTTGAGCTGTGAAGTTTGTGGTTATGGGATTTATAGTCGGCCCAATAAGCGTCGGGGTTGCAAATATCGTAGATTTCTCTCCCCCTGCGCCAGACCCTCCTGCTGCGACTCTTCCAGTATTTGTGCTGGTACTGAAACTTGAACCTGGTGCTAACCCTGGATTGCCGTCGTATCCAGCACTAGTTCCACCTGGTGTTGAACCGTTGAACGGACTTAATGTTCCCATCCCGCCTGCGTTTGCAGGAAGTCCAAGTATTCCATGTATCAAAATGCCCGATGCATCCGTGCCTGTTGTGCTTTGTCCGTATGTGTTTGCTAAATATGATGGATAATACAGGCTTTTTAATGCTGGAATACTTACGCTAAATTGACTTGGCAGATTGTCTGCTGGCATTGCCACTATTACCCTTCCCCCAGATGCCCCTCCAGAACCTCCGTATGCTGCTGTTGATGTTCCTGCGATTGCCTTAAAGCCAGGGCCTCCAGAAGATCCTTGTGATATGGCGGTGATTTGGATGAACTTTGCTCCCGCTGGTTTCGTCCATGTTCCGCTGGAGGTAAACACTTGCCTATCCACAGGGGTTCCACCCCCTCCACCGCCTGCCGTTGCCCACGATACATTCGACCCGTCCGTCGTCAGGAACTTGCCGCTGTTGCTCGTTTGTGATGGCAGCACCGCATTGGCTGCGCCTGGTTGAGTTGTTGCGCCTGTGCCTCCGTTTGCAAGAGCCAGAGTCCCTGCGAGCGTAACCGCTCCTGTGGATGCAGTGGCTGGTGTGAGCCCTGTGGTTCCTGCGGAGAATGAGGATACGCCTGCTGCGCCTGCAGATGCAGTGGTCTGGATGGTTCCATCCCCGAACTTGATGCCGCTCGTGTCCACAGACAATGCAACTGCTGTATCTGGTGTAACGCCCACGCCAACACGTCCGCTTGCACTGATTGTAAACGGAGTGGTGTCTGGGTTTGAGTCTTCAACAAGCAACGAAGGGCCAGCACCAAGATTCGTAATCCGCACTGCCGCCGCCGTGGAGGACGTGTTTGGCAAATCTACCGTCAAGGCTCCGTTGGGGTTTCCAGCGTTCTGTGTAATTGCCAGTGCAACGGGAGTGGTGGTTCCCGTAGGTGTTACAGCTTGATTTGTGGTGAAGTTGTTTGGCTCCGCTGTAGCGGCGACCGTGTTTACGGTTGCGCTTGAGCCTTTGTACCTGATCAGGTTATTGCGAATCCAAACATCCCCATTAGCAGAAGTAGTTGGATCAGTATTTGCAGACCCAAGATTCAATGGAGCTGATGCTGCCGTAACCGCAGGGAGCGTGAGTTTGCCCGTCATCGTATCCCCCGTCTTCAGCACCGTCGTGCCGCCTTCAGTCACCTTGCCTGTGGTCGCTCCAAAGTCCACTGCGATTGTTCCAGTGCTTGTGATTACGCCGCCTGTTAACCCCGTGCCTGCTGTAACGCTGGTGACCGTTCCGCCTCCACCACCACCTCCCCCTGCGGTCGTTTGAATCGTGCCGTCTCCAAACTTAATCCCCGTAGTATCCACCGACAATGCGACTGATGTGTCTGGAGCCACCCCGATGCCCACGCGCCCATTGTTCGCTACGGCAAACCGAGTGCTGTCTGGGGTAGTCTCGTCATTGACAACTAGGCTGTTCCCAGAACCGAGATTCGTGATAACAACCGCATCGCTCGTTGCTGTGGCTGTGTTTGAGATTGTGACAACCTCCCGTGTCCCCGTGTTACTTACGGTGAGCGCAGGGTCGGCATTCATCGTCCCAGCAACGATCTGGGGTTGATTAAATATTTGTTTGAGGGTTAACGAGGCAACTGCACGGGAGGTTGGCCCTGTTGAATCTCGATAGCTAAGAGCACCTTGATTGGAAATCCAAAGGTCACCATCAACCAATGCAGTCGGAGAGCTTCCAACTGTTCTTGCTCCAAGGCTAATCTTAGCAATCGTATTGTCCGCAGCGGCTATAATACGCCCCGTCATCGTGCCGCCCGATGTCTGCAATGCTCCAGTAATGCGCGAGTCATCCCCCGCCGCTACTGTGCCTGCGGTCGTTCCCGTGTTCTTGGTTGCAGAATCGCCAAGACTCAATCTCGTCCGCATTTCAGCCTGATCAGCAGACTGCATGAACGTGTCAATCGAATTGGATACTGTGATGTCAGGCATATGCTTTAGGGTCTAACGTATTTATCGCCGGTTACCGGCTGTAGGTAGTACCCGCCGCCGACTGCTACGGGACGGATGTAGTAAAAAGCTGTTGGAGGCGGCACCGGCGTTACGCCAGAAACTGCCGCAGGTATCTTTGACCGTCTTCTGGAGAGATACCGAATCACAAGCCAGCGCCAGAAATGATGTGAACCGTGGTTGTGCTGGCAGAAGAGAGCAACGCAATCACGTTGTCATCCTCGAACTTGCCAAGGGACACTTGGCTACCGGGCATGATGATGTAGTCTGCGGCAGTTGCCGTAATCGTGCCTTGCCCAACGCGAACGTAAGCGGCATTTGTCGCACCGGTGTTTGTCACGCACACGCTGCGCGTACCAGCCCGAATCGCGTACTGCGCAGAGGTCGTCGTTGCCGTGCGCGTTGCGCCGCTACCGTAAGAGGGATTAAATGGAAGTGTCATAAAGCGTTACTTGCTGATTTTGACCTTGATTGTACCTGATGAAAAAGTCTTGGAAACGCCAGAATTGTTTACAATCAACACGCGCACAACATCTGCCGTTGAAACCCACCCTTGAAATAAACAATCCTGTTGGGAGGCCGAGAAGGTAACATCGACGAAATCCCCAAGTGCAGCACCAGTAACAACCACATTTGTGCCAGCAATGCCTCCATTTGCAATGGTACCTGGATTCCATGACGCACTGCCATAGATGACATTCGGCCCTGTCACATTGTACCACGTCTTCAGTACTGGCTCGAAACGCAACCGCAAAACGCCACCTGCAATCAAAGCCGATGGAAGCCCGCTTGCAGACGCTCCGTTAAGAGAAATCGTCAATGCCGCAATCGTCTGCGTTGTAACAATGAGAACTTCTTGGTTAGCAACACACCCGTCAACCAGCGGAAGTTGAACTGTCAGCGCCGCAAGGCTTGATGCAGGCGTGAGAACCAGCCACACGCTGTCTCCAGTTCCAGAAACCGCAACAGTCGAACCGGTCAGCGGAGCTGAGTACTGAATCACGCTGTTGTCATTCAAGGAAATGTTCTGCTCGATGAAGTTCGCAACGGCTAAACCGGTGCAGTTGTAATCGAGCCCGTTCTGGTTGACAGCAAACAGCGTCGAGTTGCTGATGCTATCGACGTTATCGAGGTTTTGAATAGCCATGTTAGCGGAACTGAAGTTGACCGTTGGGTTCCTGTTCGATTGGAGCAATGGACGGAACCGGCAGGAACGGCCAATCCACATCCTTGTTGCCGGCACCAGCAGGCATCGTCGAGGGGTACTGTTGTTGCAGTACGTTGGCGCTCTGCATGAGGAGCGTCTGGTAGCCCGAAATCGCGCCTAGCTTGGTGTCTGGGGAAGGCGTTTTGCCAAACTGCGGAGCAATCCGCATCGCCAGATTCAAAATGATGGCCTCGTTCGCGGTGATCGGGACGTTCGTCTCAGTATCCAAGTCCGCGTTCTCAGGCGAGTTCGTTAGCGGATAGCCAATCTGGATAGCTTTCGCGTACCACTGCGCCACCATGGCGTCCAGCCGGCGCACCGCAGACTGAAGCTCGTCCGCAGTCAGGTCAAACACATAAGACGCCAGCCCAAGTTCCTCGAAAGCGGCCTCAACGAACTGGCGTTTAGTGTATCCCATGCGTCATTTGCGCCTGCGGCGCGGTTTATCTTCTTCTTCGTCGTCTTCAGCCAGCAAAACCGGCTCGCCAGCAACCTCAGGAAGGGGCGCGGCCTCGGATTCCGGTTCATTGACCACAATCTTCACCTTGGGCTCGTTCTTGAGCCTTTCAGCGGCCTCCACGGCCTTGTTAAAAGCATCCACAGCATCTTCAACAGTCAAACTCCAGCCCAAGGAGAGGGCTTCGTCGAGTTCGTCTTGAGATTCAACGCCGCAGTAGTCGAAAGTGCCACCTACCGCCTGATTCTTACCGGGCGAGCGGTACACCATTGAAGGAAACTCAATCATTTTTTCAGTTTTCCAACGGGTTTTCCAGCCGCTTGCTTCGCTTTGCGAGCCGTTGAGAGCGCGATTGCAATCGCTTGCTTCTGCGGTTTACCGGCCTTCATCTCCTTGCTGATGTTGGAGGAGATTGTCTTCTGCGAATAACCCTTCTTGAGCGGCATAAGTTGCGTAAAGTTAAGGGGATGGCCCCGAAGGGCCACCCCCCAAGTGAGGCTACTATACCTGATTGAACAGGATGATACCACTCATTTCGGGCTGCTTGTTCACAACCCCGTAGAACGTGTCCACGCGATACTTGGTCGTGAGCGAGTCCTGATCGAAACGCTTGGTCATAACGAGTTCCAACCCTTGGTCGGTCGAGCCGCGCATCACCGCCACACCGGCGTTGTCGGGCATCGCATAACGGCCAGGTAGGATTTCAATCGCGTCCTTGTGCCAGAAGCAGTTCACTTGAGCTGCCGCCGTGTTGAGGATCGTGATTGCCGAGTTGGATGCCTTGGTGTTCACCACGCAGTTTTGGTTCTGCGCAGAGGAAGCGTTGGCAACCTGATTGGAGATGATCGGAGGGCTGATGACGATAGCTTGGCTACCAGCAGCAGGCGCACTCGCCGAGATGACACGGAAGGTCTTAAGCTGACCGGTGTCGCCTTTGGTGATGTGATGCACTGCGTTGACGCCTGCGATGGTGAATGCGTCCCCTGCCGCCAAAGCGCCAGCGGAAACTGCCACCGTCAGCGACTGGAAGCGGTTATCCACGTTGAGCCGCTCGGACGTCGTTGGCGAAGTCGAGATGGCTTTCGGGATGTAGTAGTTCGCTGCGCCGTCAGTCGTGTTGATGGTCGCCGTAGCAGACCCAGCAGGCAACCGCACCGCGTAGTCGAGCTTGTAGATGTCGAAGGACGCCACCATCCCAACGTACGCACGCTCATAAGCCTTGTCCGACTTCTGGTTCCCGAAGGAGCGCGAAGCCTTGGCAAGGTCGTTAGCGAGGCCGTTGTAATCCCGCGTGTTCAGCGCGAGGTAGCGGTCGCCATCCATGATGCCTTGCTCGTTGAAGATGGCCTCGC